AACCGATCAGCGGCCGTCAGCTTCGGCCGCTGCACCGAACGTTGCAGAACACCGAGTTGATGACGGAGGGCCAGTATCTCAAGCTGAAGCGCCGTTCGCTGGCGAAAGAAAGCCAAGAATGCCGCCGCCAGCGCCAGCAACGGAGGCGAACAAGGGAATCGAAGGAAGAAGGGCAACCCCCAAGTTATCAGCAACTTCGGAGTTTGCGAGAACCACAATACGGGATTCCGGATGTCCAGGCGCCGGATTATTGCGCGCCACCTCGCCAAATCAGGAACAACGCCAAGCAGCTTCGGAGCGTCCATGCGAGAGTTCGGATCCAGTTGCTCCGAACTAGCTTTCGATGGATTGGGCTGTTGAAACCGGCCTCCAGGCGAGAATGACACGGAACCTGGATCGCGGCAGTCGACAGCCAAATCAGTGCGACCAGCGCGAGTCCCACCCAAACCGCCCAGGACACAGGGCTTCCCCGTGCGAGGAAGACCAGGCCAAGGGCCGAAGCCGCTTCGATCAACATCGGCGGCCCAACGACCACCGACGTTAATTGCGCGTGTTTTCTTTCGTAGCCCGCGAACTCCCGCGCGCCGACACTCGCGAACAGAGGGTAGTGCACGATCTGAACGAACCATATCAGGCCGGTCATCGCCAGGCTTGAAGCGAGATTCGCGAGCAGAACAGCCTGCAATAGCGCAGCGGTCATAGGAACCCACAGTAGCACGGGCGCGCCGCATTGCAGTCAGGCCGAGTGATCCGAAAGGACTGCCTCTGCATCCGCTCTTGTGTGTAGACAAAGTATCCATTCACCGCGTACCTTCACGTAGGTCTCATCCATCCGCCAGGAGCCACCCACCGAGCGGGCGTACCGCTTCCAGCGCTTCTCGAACTCCGGCATGTAATGCTGCACCCAGCGCAGAATCGTCGTGTGCGCAAGCTTGATGCCGCGTTCGCTCATCATGCTAACCAAATCCCGGTAGCTCAACTTGAAGCTTAAATACCAGCGGACGCACAACACCACAATCTCCGCGTCGAAATGGCGGCCAGCGAACAGCTCCTCAACCGGAACGAAGGAGCGCATTGCGTCATTCTCTCTCATCTCGGCAGGTTTGCACCAGAGCCGCCTGGCACAGGTTCGCCAGAGCCATGCCCGTCGGCCTCTGTGAGTACGCGTATCCGCAGCAGTATCTTCACCAGCCGCTTCCATTCGCGCTTCGCCTCGGCATCCAGGTGGTCAGGACAGGCCGGCGCTTTGCGCTCGATGCCTCTAGCCGTTTTCTGCGAAGAAGTCCTCCCAAGGAGATCTCGCCGCCTTTGAATCGCGCGCGTACCCGACCTGTAGTCGCCCGCGGGAAGCGGGCGTCAGACCAAACTCGCGCCCCAGCTTGATGACGATCTCTGTGCAGTTGTTCACGATGCCGAGCAACGGCGACTGCTGCACATATCCCGACGGCGTCTTAAGCAATAGCCCGGTCTCGTTCAGCTTCAACTGCGCCTTCACCAGGGTGCTCCACGCTTGGCACAAGTTCGCCAGAGCCATGCCGTCCGCTTCTGTCAGCACACGAATGCGAAGCAGCATCCTCGACAGCCGTTTCCATTCCTTCTTGGCTTCCGCATCGAGATGATCCGGGCAGCGCGGAGCCTTCCGTTCCGGCTGCGGTTCGAGGTGATTAATCGCGCGCTTGCCGGGATTGCCTCGAAGCATGCGAACGGATGTCGGCATCGGAACTGGTCCGCGGAGTCCCATCGGTTACTTCACCCGAAACGGCTCGCCAGTCTCGGCATGCACCGCATCCTTCCCTGCAAAGTCTGCGAAGCGCCGGCAGATGACATCAACGTATCGCGGGTCCAACTCCATCAGCCGCGCATTCCTCCCCATTCGCTCTGCCGCGATCAGCGTCGAGCCGGAACCGCCGAACAGGTCCAGGACAATGTCATCTTTCTTCGAGCTATTCATCACCGCCCGTTCAATCAGTTCCACCGGCTTCATCGTCGGGTGTAGGCGGTTCGCCGCCGGCTTCTTCTCTTGCCACAGCGTCGACTGCGACTTGTCTCCGTACCAGGCGTCGGACTCGCCTTCGACATGGCAGTAGAAGATCGGCTCATGCTGGAACTTGTACCGGCCAAAGCCCCAGGCGAACGTGTTCTTCGCCCAAATGATCTGGCACCGAACTCTGAAACCAGCCGCCTCGATTGCTTCCTGAAACTCGCGCTGATAAAGCGACGGGTGGCAGACGTAGAGCGAGGCCCCGGTCTTTGTAGCCAGCCTGTAGGAGACGAACGCGTCCTTAAGGAACTGAAGGAACTGGTCCGCCGACATCGCGTCGTTCTTGATCGTCAGCTTGTCTTCGGTGTAGCCCTCGTAGGCCACGTTGTACGGTGGATCAGTCCAGATGAGATCCGCCTGCTCGCCGGCCATCAGCCTCTCGATATCATCGCCCTGCACCGCATCGCCGCACATCACTCGGTGATCGCCGAGCAGCCACACATCGCCGCGTACGGTGGTCGGGTTTTCCTGCGGCTCTGGCGCAGCGTCCTCGTCGGTTAAGCCCGCCTTCGGCTCCTGTTCCATCAGGTTCTTCAGTTCGGAGGCGTCGAAACCGGTCAAGCTCAGGTCGACGGCGAAGGCTTGCAGGTCGCACAGTTCAGCGGCGATCAATTCAACGTCCCATTCGGCTTCCTCGTGCGAACGGTTGTCCATTAACCGATAGGCCTTCACCTGGCCTTCGGTCAGTCCGGTCGCGACATGCACCGGAACCTGCTCCAAACCGAGCTTTTGCGCGGCCAGAAGGCGCGTGTGGCCGGCGATAATGACCCCTTTTTCGTCGACCACGATAGGCTGACGGAACGAGAACTCCTGGATCGACGCAGCTACCTTGTCGATAGCCTTTTGCGGGATTTTCCGCGCGTTCCGTGCGTATGGTACCGGCTTGGAAATTGGCCAGTTTTCGATGTTCATGGCGTGTTTAGATACCCCCCCCTAAAACTTGCGGTGAGGTACGCACGGCTATGGCGCGGTCCTGTACAAAGGGTCGGAGAGATTCTTGGTACCCCTCCCCCCTTTGAGCACTACTCGCCCCGCGTCGTCGGTGCCGAGTGACACGATTTGCGGAGCGCGAACAGATTTGACCAATCGAGCCGTCGAGACGGATCGTCCCGGATCTTGACGGCGCGGTGGACTTCGTCGGCTGCGCGGAGCCGACCGTTCCGCTGGCAGTCGCCGCACAACGGATTCGCTCGCAGGAACCCATCTCGGCACCGACGCCACACCGAGTCGTATTCCCGGCTGTTCGGGGTTGGCCGACTCGCATCGCAGTCGCGCTCCCGCTGGCGCTGGAGGACGGGACAGCGTCCGTCATGCGGGCCCCGGCAATAGGCGCACCAACGCCTCGGCGCGGATGGCATCGGCGTCCTCTCTTCGAGCGCTTAATCGTAGTGCAGAAATGACTTGCAATCGCTTCGAACCAGAGCGATTAATGTGATCACGATGAAAACGACGACCAAAACCACCCAGACCGCAGCCGCCCGCTACGCCGAACTGCACACCGAGTCCGGCGACCTGCTGAAGCGCATCGCCAGCCGCCTGGCCCAGCACCAGAAGGAACAGGCCGCCGAACCCGCCAATTGGGGACACGCCGGCGACCTCGGCCGCATCACCGAGCAGCTCGCCTACGTCCTGGCCGACCTCGGCGACCGCAGCGCGGTTGACGCCAAGGGTCTTTCCTACTAACCAACACCGAAACGGAGAACAATCATGTCTACCTACTTCACGATCGACACCGCCGACAACATCACCTCGCACGCGGAGAAGCCAACGGCGGCCCAAGGCGTTGAAGCCTTCGCAACCGAGAAGGCTCTTTGCGCACTGGCTGCCAAGTGGCCCGCCAACCGCCTGATCGAAATCTGGAACAGCCTGCCCGGAGTCGTACCGGTAACGAAGTTCGCCGACCGCAAGCGAGCCGCAGGCCGCATCTGGAAGCAGATCCAAAGCTTGCGCCCCGCGCCCGCGCAACAGACGGCGCACAAGCCACCAAAGAAGGCGAAGGGCGCCAAGGCCCAACCTTCCGCCGAGGCCGCTGCCACGGCCCGCGACGGTAGCAAGAAGGCCCAGGTTGTTGCGTTGATGCAGCGCGCCGACGGCGCTACGCTCACCGAGGTGATGACGGCCACCGGATGGCAGAAGCACACGGTTCGCGGCTTCGTCGCCGGGGCGCTCAAGAAGATGGGGCTGACGGTCGAGAGCACTCGACGCGACGACAAGGAGCGTGTCTACCGTATCTGCGCCTAGGACGCGCACCGCTTCCGCCTTTCCGGACGCCGCTGGGTTTCGCCTGGCGGCGTTCTTCGTTATGGGCCTTCAGCGGGTGCGCTTGACGCTGGCCGGAAGAACGGCTTCGGAGACTATATACGCAATCGATGGCCAGAGTGTCCGACGAGATCGATCTTTTATTTCGACCGTGCGGAATTGACTTGCTTCTCTCCCGCTTCAGAGCGATTAATGGTCCTGCATGAACACGAAAGCGAAACAGCCGAAGCCGAGCATGAAGGACCAACAGATCGCCGAGATCGCCGTAAGGATCCTGGGGATGGAGACGATTGAGACGAGGAATTCGGATTCGCTCGATTTCCACGAGCGCGCCGTGTGGAGGATCAAAGCAGCCCTGGAGGCTGCCTACGAAGCTGGGAGGGCGGCGCGATAGCGCTCCTCACCCACACATCGCGTCGCCCAGCAAATCGACGCTATTGTCCGCCTGCGCCTGAATCCGCGTCCGTTACGCCGGTGACAGCCCGAACTCTCGTGCGATCCTGCCGATAATTTCCGTCTGGACGGCAACGATCTTCAGCAACGGGTTCGCCTGGACAAAGCCCTGCGGAGTCTTGATCAATAAGCCGGACTTGTCCAACTGTTGCTGCGCCCTGCTGAGAGTTGCCAGCGCGATGCAAACGTTCGCAAGTTGTGCGGGGTCGGCCACCGTCAACACGCGCATCGCCAGCAGGATCGGAGCAATCCGCCGCCATTCCCGTTTCGCGTCGCGGCTGAGGTGGGCTGGAACGTCCGGTTCGCAGACCGCCAGTCGCGGCTCGTGCAGATTCAGCGGCCGATGTCCAAGGTTGCCCTCGAGAAGTCGCAGCGCTGTTGGTTTTGGCGCTGGTCCGCGTAAGCCCATCTCTTCCTCCTTTCCGGTTTAGACCCCTAATAGGAAAACCTGCGCGAGTTTTCAAGCGGGGCCGGCGGCGGGTTCCAGCCAGCATCGCAGATACACATCCGCCCCCCACGGACTATATACGCAACAAATCGGCGAAGTGTCCGAAGGTCAGTCGCGCTTCTTTAGGTAATCCGCCAATTCGGCTTTTGCCGGACGGATCCCGCACGATGCCGAAACGTCGGCTGAATCTGGTTGTGCTCCCTCCAGCCGTGCAACAACGGGCTGCGGCCGTTGACGATAACCGTGAGGATCGTGTCGTCGGTGACGGATGCCTTGTGCACAGACAGCGCCTGACGAGCGGCGTCCATCGAACTCGTCGCCTCGACGGTGTAATCGAGGTGGCCATGAGCGCACGGGATGAGGACGAGACATTGCCGTCTTGGCACACTTACAGAACGGGCGAACAAAAGACGAAATAGCAAGGCCATCTGACGGAGACCTCCGATCCGACTCACCATCGTGTAGGGTTCATGTACGGTTTATGTAGGGTTGCATTTCGCTATCCCCTTTAGAATCAATCGCTGTGTAGGGTGTGTAGGGTTTTCCGTGATCTCTCTGGTTCTAATCCACGTGTACACGCGCGCAGTACGCATTACATATAAAAAACCCTACACAACCCTACACTGCATTGAAAACAAACATCTTACCGCCGTCAACCTTCGCAAAACCCTACACCAACCCTACATGGAGCTTACACTTTGCGAAGGATTAGGCCGTGATAGACCGTACCCGTCGAATTCCTGGACTTCTCGAATCCTCGCTGGGTCAGCTGGAGCCCGAATGCCGTTTCGGTCAGATGCTTTTCGCCAGATTCTTCGGCCCACGAGGCGTAGGCTCTATAGAGGATTCGGGCAGGGCTCGAGAATTGGACACCGCGTTGGCATTCCTCCTCTACGAACCTCCCGACGATGTCGGAGTCGGTGCGATAGGCCTCGGTCGCCATTTTCACGGCTTCCGGCAACGGTTCCAGCCCTTCCTCAAACCACCGTGCGGTACCCTCGACAGCCCAGGCAATGATTCCCTCGGCTTCGCGAAGCAAAGTTTCCGAAAGGCTTCGGTCCTCGCGTCCCGCGAAGGAGATTTCGAAAGGTATTAACCGCACCCGTTGCCACATCGCCGGATCTGTCCCCCGTATTTGGGGACGGTGATTGGTGGCCAGCCAGATCTTCCAGGTCGGCTCCATTTCGAAGCTGTTCTCGTAAAGCAAGCGCGCACGAATCGGGTCGCCACCGGTTAGGGTTTTCATGAGCGGCTCGTCAAACCGTGCCCCTTCCCTGCTCTCGCTCGCTACAAGCAATCGCGCCGCCTTGAAGTTGGCGATGGCGTCCGACGGTCCGTCTCCATACTTTGGTTCGAAGGCCCGAAAGTCAGCCTGGTGAGCGTACGGACCGAGGATCAGTTTGAGCGTGTTTATAAATAGCCCCTTGCCGTTCCGGCCATCGCCGAGCATCAGAAAAAAGCAGTGTTCGCGAACATCCCCTGTCAGCGAGTAGCCGATCGCCCGCTGAATCCAATGGACAAGTTCTGGGTGGGCTGCGAAAACCTCCTGTAGAAACCGTTCCCAGCGAGGTGCGCGGGCAGATGGGCTGTAGTTGAATGGGATAAGCTTCGTGATCAAATCTTCCCGGCGGTGACGGACCAGTTCTCCAGTGCGCAGGTTCAATGTGCCGTTCAAGAAGTTGAGCAAATAGTTGTTTCGATCAAAGGTCTCCAGGGCAGCGGCGATCTGTCGGTCTGCACTTGCCAGTTTTATCGCACCTGTCATTTTCGCCAGGGATTTGCAGTTCTGGATCTTTTGCTGGCGCACGATTCCGATCATTCTCCGCATCACTTCTTGGGTTGTGTCCTTCTGCCAGTGCGTCCCGGTCCAGATCAACCAAACCCTCTGCTCCGAAGCGTGCCGAAGGTCCCTTGAATACCTCGTCACGAGACATGCAGACAGTCCCAACTCCGACATCTCAATGCCAGTATGGTCGCCCTGTTGCTCGGCGAGCGCGTCTGCCGGCAACTCCTCGACGGGCGGCGCTTCATCGTTTTCGCTCTTTTGTGCCGTAGAACCTTCTGTTCGAAAATCCGCATCCAGTCTCAGCCACTTTGAGATTGCTGCGATGACTTTTGGCGCATTCTTGAGATGCTCCCGAAGAGTTGGAAAGCCCGTGAACTCTCGGCCCACTGCCATCGATTTGTAGGTGTCAGCAACCTCACCATCGACTCGACTCACAGCGGTGGGATCGTGCGTTGGCACAGACCGATAAACGGCCCGGCAAAAAACAAGAGTTTCATTCTCAGGCCATCCAGCGCGAGCGAGGCAGCCCGCCAATGCCAGCATCGTGTCGTGGCGTCCCTCTCCGGCTGACGGCCAATGGCGGGCAAGCAGGGCCGCGGAGGCCGTCCGGTAAAACGCGATCCAAATTTCGGACTCAGCAATCGCCGACGGCTGTCCGCTAGACACGAATTCAATCGCTTCTCCGCTCGGGTGAATCGACGGCGGGAAAACCGTTTGAAGACCGATGCCTCCGTCTTTCCTTTGACA